CGGCCGGATACATTCTCCGGAACGGTCCGTGGGATCGCGGGCATCTGGCAGCGACGGGGCAGGTCCGTGAGCCTGGTCGTGGCGTATGAGCCGAAAGCGAGATATCGCCCGCGCCTGGGCTTCATGGATACGGCGCGCAAGACCGCTCGGGCCCGATTCCCGATCCAGATGCGCCGCGCGCTCGAACGCGCTCTGGCGACCGCCAGATAGTTTGGGTCCTTCCGCCGAGGCGAAAGCCCACGGGTCGTTCGCGGCGCCGGCATTCGATAGCGATCAGGTTTTCGAACGAGGTTGACGTGGCTGACGGGGTGACGGCCGACGGTTGACGGGGTGTGTCGATGATCGGAACCCAGGCTGAATACGCCCGCCACGCCGGCATCACACGCCAGGCCGTGCACAAGCTCAAGGGGCTGGGCAGGATTCCCGTCCGCGACGATGGCCGGATCGACTTCGCGGAGGCCGATCACGCCCGGCGGTCGAACGGCGATCCGGCGCGGCGGATGGCGAACGGCGCCGCCGCGAATGCCGGGCCGGATGCCGGAGGTAACCACGAACAGCACAGTTTCAGCCAGGCGAGAACCGAACGCGAGCTGTTCAACGTCCAACTGGCCAAGCTCGCCCTCGAGGAACGGCTCGGGGCTCTGTTGCCGCGCCAGGCCATCGAGGAGGGAATGGTGGAGTGCGGGCGGATCATTCGCCGGTCGATCGACGCGCTGGTCGCACAGTCCGATGAAATCGCCTCGATCGCGCGATCGGGCGGCACCGACGCGGTGCGCCAGTTACTGCGCAAGCGGGTGCGCGAGATCGAGCAGTCGGCCGTCGATGCCATGACGAGCAGACTTCAGGAAATCATGGATGATCGCCGCTGAAACAGGCATCGCCGCCGTGCTGAAGGCGCTCGCCACCGGACTCGCTCCCGACCGGATCGTCTCGACGGTGGTCTGGGCGTCGGCAAATTTCATTGTGCCGGACGGTCCGTATGTCGGGGAAAAATGGAATCCACAGCACGCGCCATATCTAGCACCGATCCTCGATGCGATCGACGACGAGACGACGACGGTGGTATCGGTGCGCAAGTCGGCGCAGACGGGCTTCACCACGGCGGCGATGGCCTGGCTCGGCAAGAACATCGTGACCGCACCGTCGCGCGACATGGTGATTTTTCCGACGATCAACTCGGCGCAGGACTTCAACAGGGAGAAGCTGTCGCCGGCAATCGATGCCACGCCCGAGCTCCAGCGACGAGTGCGCGAGCAGACCTCGCGGTCGGCGCGGGGCTCGACGCTGCTGTCCAAGGTCTATCCTGGTGGGCTCTGCACGCTGACGGGCGCCAACTCGACCGCCGATCTGCGCTCGAAGACGACCAGGCGTCACTTTCGCGACGAGATCGACGACTGGCCGGATGATCTCGATGGCCAGGGCGATCCCTACGGCATGGCCGACGCGCGCCAGATCGCGTTCCACGCCACGGGTGACTGGAAGGTGTTCGAGGGATCGACGCCGACGATCAAGGGCGGCTCGCGGATCGACGCGCAATTCGACGCCGGCGACCAACGCTTTTTCGAGGTCCCCTGTCCACATTGCGGCGAGTTTCAAAGACTGGTGTTCGGAACCGCAGAGACCCGGTTCGGACTCAAGTTCAACCGCGAGTTCCCGTACGAGGCGTACTACATCTGCCGCCACAATGGCTGCGTCATCGAGCACCACGAAAAGCGGGCGATGGTGGGCAGGGGCCGTTTCGTCGCCCAAGCTTTCGGGCCGGGCCGGCATCCCTCTTTCCACGTCGACGCGTTGATCTCGCTGCTGACGACATGGGACTCGATCGCCAAGGCGTTTTTAAACGCCAAGGGCAACCCGCTGAAGCTCAAGTCGTTCGTCAACCTGTGGCTGGGCGAGAGCTGGGAAGAGCGCGGCGAGGCCCCGGACCACAAGCGGCTGATGGCGCGTCGGGACGATTACGCGCCGCGGACGATCCCGCCCGGGGCCGTGGTCATCACCGGCGCCGCCGATGTGCAGACCGACGGGATTTATTACGAGATCGTCGCCTGGGGAGTGGCGCTCGAAAGCTGGTCGATCGATGCGGGCTTCCTGCCGGGCTCAACGGCCTCCCGCTCGGAGCCGGTATGGCGGGCCCTCGACGAGGTTCATGACCGCAGGTACGCCGATGCCTATGGCCAGATGTGGCCGGCCGACGTGTTCGCGGTCGATGCCGGGTTCCACGCTCATGTCGTCTATGACTGGTGCCGGCGCAGGCCGAGGGCGCGGGCGATCAAGGGCGTCGACGGGTGGTACAAGCCGCCGATCTCCTCGGAGCCCCGGGCGCAGGACATCTCGTATGGCGGCCGGAAGCTCAAGCGCGGGGCGCGGTTGTGGCAGATCGGCGTGTGGCCGTTGAAGTCGGCGCTCTACGCCAACCTGCGCAAGGAGGGAAAACGGGATGGTGCCGAGGTGGACCCTCCGGGGTTCTGCCATTTCACCGACCGGCTGCATGACGAGTTGTTTTTCCGCCAGCTCACGGCGGAATATCTCGCCGACCGCGAGGTGAGCGGCCGCAAGGTGAAGCGATGGCTGGCGATCGGCCCCAACCATTTCCACGACTGCCGTATCTACAACATGGCGATGGCCGAACATCTCCAGCTCGGATCGCTCGATACCGACGGCTGGCGCCGGCTCGCGGCGCGGCGCGGCGTGCCCGAACCCGACCAGGTCGATCTGTTCCGGCCCGACGTTTCGGGCCAAGCCGCCACTGGCGCGTTGCCGGCGGCGCCGGCACGGCGCCGGGTGCGCCGAGTGTTGAGAGGGAGGTCCTGATCGATGGCGGGCATCACCGTGGCGCAGGCGCAGGCACAACTCGACGCCTGGCTCGCGGCGTCGATCGCGGTCGCCGGCAACCAGTCCTACACCATCGGAGACCGGACACTGACGCGGGCGAACGCGGCGTGGATCGAGAACATGATCACCTACTGGCAGCGGCAGGTCGACCGGCTGACGCCGAAGGCGCGCGGGCGCACAAGGTTCGTGGTGAGCTGATGGCGAAGGCTGTCATCGAGCCGTCCTGGCTGGACCGTGTCATTGCCTCGGTGGCGCCGGCGACGGCGACGCAGCGGCTCAGATCGCGCGCGGTCTGGTCGCTGACGACCGGACAGGGCGGATATCATGGCGGCCGGCGTGACCGCCGTCCGACGCGGGGCTGGCGGCCGCAGCCGGAGAGCGCGAACGCGGCCATCCTGCCCGATCTGCCGGACCTCAGGGCGCGGTCCCGGGACCTCGAGCGCAACGTGCCGATCGCGACCGGAGCGGTCGCGACCTCGGTCACCGCGATCGTCGGCGACGGGGTGCGGGTGTACCCGGCTTGTGATCACGAGTTTCTCGGCCTCAGCCGCGAGGACGGGCGGGACTGGAACCGGGCGGCGCTTCGGGAATTCATGCTGGCGGCGGCGACCGTCGACTGGACACGGGTGCAGTCGTTCGACGAGCTGCAGGCGCTGGCGCTCGGCGCCACCCTGTCATCGGGCGATTGCCTGGTGGTGCGCCGGTATCGCAGCGACCCGGGGGACGTCTACGGTCTCAAGCTCCAGCTCATCGAGGCGGACCGGGTGTCCAACCCGGGCTTCACCGCCGACAGCGAGACAATGGCCGGCGGCGTCGAGCACGACGACACCGGCGTGCCGGTCGCCTTCCATGTGTCGGCGCATCATCCAGGGGCCCTCTCCGGCGCTGGCCGTGGACCATGGGTCAGGGTGCCGGTTCGTGACGCCGCCGGCGAGGTCCAGGTGCTCCATCTGTTGCAGCGCCTGAGGCCAGACCAGGCGCGGGGCGTGCCGTACCTCGCCCCGGTCATCGACATGGTCAAGCAACTCGGCGACTACACCGACGCCGAGGTTCGCGCCGCGGTGATCGCCGCGTTCCTGGCGCTGTTCGTCACCCGGTCCGACGCGGACAGCGACGTGAAGTCGCCGATCGTCGGGACCGAGGACAGCGCCGATGGTGTCGGGGACACCGCCAAGGAGATCGGGCTGCCGGAGGGCGGCGCCATGGTCGATCTTCTTCCCGGGGAGTCGATCCAGTCTCCGATTCCGGGCCGGCCGAACGAAAAGTTCGACCCATTCGTGCAGTCACTTTTGCGGCAAATCGGCGTCGCGCTCGAGCTGCCCTACGAGCTCCTGATCAAGCACTTCGCGGCGTCGTATTCGGCCAGCCGCGCCGCGCTCGAGCTGGCCTATCAGACCTTTCGGCGCCGGCGTCAATGGCTGGTCCGTCGATTCAACCAGCCGGTGTACGAGTGGGTGATCGACGAGGCGGTCGCCCGCGGCCGGCTCGCAGCGCCCGGTTATTTTTCCGACCCGGCGATACGGGCCGCCTACGTCCATGCCGACTGGATCGGACAGCCGCGGTTCTCGATCGACCCGCTCAAGGACGCCAACGCCGACCGGATCGACATCGAGACCGGGGTCAAGACGCGCCAGCAGGTGTGCGTCGAGCGCACCGGCGGCGACTACGACTCCAAGCACGGCGAACTCGCCGACGAGGAGCGCCGCCGGCGCGAGGACGGTCTCGGCACGGGCGGCTCGGCGATCGCCGATGACACTGACGATGCCGATCCGGCGGAAGACCCAGACGAGGAAGAGGACGACGAGACATGAGGGGCTTCGACCTGTGGGCGATCCGGCGAGAGGCGCTGCCGGCGGCGGTCAACGCCGACCCGCGCGCGGCGATGGCCGGGCGGCGGGGGGGTGATCGGCTCATCGACGGCTCGTTCGCGCGGGTGATCGACGGCGTGGCGGTGATCCCGGTGCTGGGGCCGCTCATGAACCGGATGAATCTGTTTTACTGGTCTTACGGCGAGATCGAGCGCGACTTCACCGCGGCGCTGGCCGACGAGCGGGTGCGCGGCATCCTCCTCGACATCGACTCGCCGGGGGGCCTGGTCGCCGGCGTCGACGAGCTGTCGTCGCTGATCCGGGGCTCGCGCGGCGCGAAGCCGACCGTCGCCCATGTCGGCGGGTTGGGCGCCTCGGCGGCCTATTACGTGGCCTCGGCGGCCGACGAGGTGGTGGCGTCGCGCGGCGCGGTCGTCGGCTCGATCGGCACGCTGATCCGATACATGGACATCGAGGGAATCTTCGTCCGCATGGGCGCCCGCATCGTCGAGGTGGTGGCAACGCAGTCGCCCTCCAAAGTGCTGGATCCGGACTCGGAGGAGGGCCGGGCGGAGATGCAGTCGATCGTCGACGAGATGGCCGACAACTTCATCGCCGATCTGGCGGCGAATCGCGGTGTGAGCCCGGAGACGGTCCTCCGCGATTATGGGCAGGGTCTGGTTTTTCCGGCGCGGCAGGCGCTCGAGCGCGGCCTCGTCGACCGGGTCGCCGGGTTCAACGAGATTCTGGCGGAGCTGACGGGCCGCCGGACCGAGGCAAACGGGCCGGAGGCCGTCGCCGCGCCCACCACATCGAAGGATCATGTCATGGACTGGTTGGACATCGACGTGGCCGGGCTCGCGCAGAACCGGCCCGACATCGTCAAGGCCATTGGCGAGCGCGCCGTCGAGGCGGCCGGCGCGGGCAACGAGAAGGCGATCGCGGAGGCGCGGCGCGAGGGCGCGGACGGCGAACGGGCGCGCATCCTGGCGCTCGAGGAGGCGGCGCCGGACGGATATGACGACCTGGTGGCGGCGGCCAAGGCCGATCCCGGGCAGACGGCCGAGACGCTCGCGGTCGCCATCCTGAAGAAGCAGAAGCAGGATGGGGCGCAGCATCTCGAGCAGCGGGCCAAGGCGTCCGACGAACTCAACGACCTCAAGAGCAGGGCCTCGGCAACCGGCGATGCCGGGGCGGCGGCGGTGCCGCAGACCGAGGACGGATGGAAGGCCGAGTGGGCGGCGAGCGAAAAGCTCAGGGCCGAGTATGTGAATGCCGCGGACTATATCGCGTACCGCAAGGCCGAGGCCCGCGGCGGCGTGAAGATTCTCACCGGACGCGCGGCCGCCTGACCGGTCCAACATTCAGCTTTTCCCGATGACGGCGCCCGGCGGGCGCCGTTCCGTTCGAACCACAGGGGAGACATCCCAAATGACCACGCTTGCAGCGAACAAGCCGCGCGCCCACGAGGGCGGCACCAGGAACGAGCTTCCGGTGATCGCGGCCGATATCATCTTCGAGGGCGCCGCGGTCGGCGTCGTCGACGCCTCGGGCCATGCCAGGCCATTGAACGCGACGGACCGGTTCGCCGGATTCGCCGAGGCCAAGGCCGACAACGCGGCCGGTGCCGCGGCGGCGATCAACTGCCGCGTCGTCGAGGCCGGCAAGGTCGAGCTCCCGGTCTCGGGCGCGGTGATCACCGACGTCGGCCAGCCGGTCTACGCCACGGACGACGACACCTTCACCTTCGTGCCGACCTCGGCGGCGTTCATCGGCTTCGTCCATCGTTTCGTGAGCGCCGGGGTGGTCGTGGTCGCCTTCGATGCCGTCAATTACGAGGACCCGTGGGGGCACAAGACGGTCCGCGAGACGCTGACCGGGATCAAGACGTTCGACGCGCAGGACTCCGGCAAGGTGTTCTTCGTGACCGACGCGGGCGACGGCGACGCCCTGACCCTGCCGGCGATAGCCGACGGACTCGGCGGCGTCACCATCGTCGCGATCGGCGCCTTCGGGACGACGCAGGTCAAGGTCGATCCGGCGGCGGCCGACATGATCCTCGGCCCGGACATCACCGGCGCCGACAACAAGGACCTGCTGCTGACCAAGGCGACGCAGCGCCGCGGCGATTTCGTCACGCTGATGCTGGGCGACGCCGACGGTTACGTGGTCACCGAGTTGCGCGGCATCTGGGCCCGCGAGGCCTAGTCGCCGGCATGGCGCGGCCGGGCGGCACCCGTCGCCCGGCTCCACTCTCATCGGAAAGGAAAACACGATGGACCAGTCATTGCTGTCCAGCCGCGCGATCATGGGCATGTACTTCGCGCGCCTCGAGGCCGATCCCGGCAACATGTGGATGGACTCCGTCGCCAACCTGTTCGCGTCCGACCAGGCGAGCGAGACCTACAACTGGCTCGGCCAGACGCCGGCGATGCGCGAATGGATTGGCGGACGCCAGGCCAAGGGCTTCACCGGCCAGGGGCTCACGATCGTCAACAGCCACTACGAGGCGACGATCGAGCTCCAGAAGAAGGATGTTCGGCGCGACAAGACGCCGCAGATCCGGGCACGGATGGACGAACTCGCCGACCGCGGGCTCACCCATTGGGGCTCGCTGCTCTCGACCCTCCTGATCGACGGGGAATCAACGGTCTGCTACGACGGCCAGTTCTACTTCGACACCGACCATTCCGAAGGCGATTCCGGCGACCAGGACAACGACATCAGCGTCGACATTTCGGAACTGCCGGCGGCGGTCCACGGCACGACGACGGCGCCGTCGGTCGAGGAGATGCAGCAGGCGATCCTCAAGGGGATCGCGCAGATACTCAGCTTCGTCGACGATCGCGGCGAGCCGATGAACGAGATGGCGCGGCGGTTCGCGGTCATCGTCCCGGTGTCGCTTTTCCTCACGGCGACGGCGGCGGTGTCGGCGATCGCGACGGCGGCGCTGCAGCAGAACCTCAACCCGAACATCATCGCCGGGCTCACGGTCGACGTATTCATGAACGCGCGGCTCTCGGCCTGGACCGACAAGTTCGTGGTCTTCCGCTCGGACTCGCCGATCCGGGGGCTGATCCGGCAGAGCGAGCAGGATGTCGAGCTCAAAGCCAAGGCGGAGGGGTCGGAGTTCGAGTTCGACAACGACGCCTGGCAGTTCGGCATCGATGCCTGGCGCGGGGTCGGATACGGCCACTGGCAGCGGGCCTGCCTGGTGACGCTCACCTGATCGGTCGTCACTCGGTTGCGGGCGGGGCTTTCCTCGAGGCCCCGCCCGCGTTCCCCGGGCGCCGCGACGCCCCGGCAACGCGAGCAAGGGAGATCACAGATGAAGCTCTACACGGTCGAGGGCGGCGTGCTGAGGCTGGGGCCGGGGCAGGCGATGACGGTGAGCCCGGAGCAACTCGCGCGGCGGCGGCACATGCTCGATGTCATCGCCGAAAGCGAGGACGGCAACCGCATCGAAGCCAGGTCGACGAGGCGCTGCCAGTTCAAGGTCGGCGAGGTCATCGGATTGCCCGATCTCCCAGCCAGTCTCGTAAACATCCTGATCCCGGTGGGGGCGCCGGACAGCATCACCGACAAGGCGGCCGCCGCCGGCGGGCCCAGGCGGCGCCGCGCCAGGACCGGCCCAGGGGGCGAGTGATCCGCGATGGCCGTCGAGTCCGCCGGCGACCTCGCGTCATTCTTCGGCCCGGCCGAGTTCGCGGTTGGCGCGATCTATTCGCTGGCGCGGGGTGGCGATACGGCGATCACCGGCATCTTCGACGCCGGCTACACGCGGATCGCCGGCATCGGGCAGGCGGCCATGACCAGCGTCCAGCCGACCTTCACCGTGAGGACCTCGGATCTCCCGGCGCCGGCGCGGCAGGACTCCGGCGACACGGTGAGGATTTCCGGCGTCCGCTACAAGGTCGTCGAGGTCCAGCCCTCCGATGACGGCGCCGTGTCGACGCTGATCCTGTCACGGTGAGCCGATGAGTCATGTGCGACAGCAAATCCGCGCCGCGGTGGTGGCCAGGCTCACCGGTCTGGCGACAACGGGGACGCGCGTCAGCGCTAGCCGGGTCCATCCGGTGGCCCGGGGCGCCGGGCCCACGCTCGCGGTCTACACGCTGGATGAGGAGTCCGAGCGCATGTCGATCGGCGCCGATCCCGAGATGGACCGGACGTTGACGCTGGGGGTCGAGGTCCTGGTCCAGTCGGCGGAATTCGACGACCAGATGGATGATGTCTGCGCCGAGGTCGAGGCGCGGCTGGGCGGCTGGCGGCCGGGAGACCCGAAGGTGCGCGAACTCGTGCTGGTGTCGACCGAAATCCAGCCGCATGGCGAGGGCGAGGTCACGGCCGGATCATGCGTGATGGGGTGGCAGACGAGTTACGTGACCCTTGCGTCCGATCCGACGATTGCACTGTAACTCAAACGGGGGAGACCCACATGCGACGACTGTTCGCCGCGCTGGCGCTCGCGCTGGCGCTCGCGCCGTTCGGCTTCGCGGCCGGCGCCGACACGCTGACCTCACGGATTCATGGGTGCATCTCCGGGCGGCTGCTCGGGACGAACGATCTGGGGACGGTCGCGACCGAATTCCCGGTTTGCGATCCGGACGCGCTCGCCAACGGCACCGCCTCGGATCAGGCCGATCTGATCTTCGCCGACCAGCGGACGATCGCGGCCTCGTCAACGGAGAATCTCGACCTCGCCGGGGTGCTCGTCAGTCCGCACGGGGCGACGCTGACGCTCGCGACCGTCAAGGCGATCTACGTTCTCGCCGCCGCGGCGAACACCAACAATGTCGTCATCGGAGGCGCCGCATCCAACACCTTCACCGGTCCGTTCGCCGATGCGACCGACAAGATCGCGGTCCGGCCCGGCGGCATATGGGTCATCTCGGCGCCGGAAACGGGATGGACGGTCACGGCGGGGACCGGGGATATCCTGCTGGTCGCGAACTCGGCCGCGGGCAGCGGCGTGACCTACGACATCATCATCGTCGGCACCTCGTCCTGACGGACGGCGGGCGCGCTCACTCTCGAGAGGAGGTCTGAATGGCCACGCATCACGGTAACGAGGGCGTCGTCAAGGTCGGCGGGGTCGCGGTGGCGCACGTCCAGAACTGGAGTCTCACGGTCACCGCCGACGTGGTCGAAAGCCACGGGATGGGCGACACCTGGAAGGAGAGGCTCGTCGGCCACAAGGACTGGAACGCCCAGCTCGCGGTCCTGTGGGACGAGACCGATGCCGGCCAGGGCGCGCTCGACGAGGGCGCCGCGGTGACCCTCGATCTCTACCCCGAAGGCGATGGGGCCGGAGACACCTATTTCAGCGGCGCCGGGACGGTGACCGAGGTCGGGCGGTCGGCGTCGCTCGACGGACGGGTGGAGGCCACGATGTCGGTCGCCGGGAATGGCGCGCTCACCGAGAGCACGGTCTGACAGATGAGCATCATCGATCGGGTGTCGGATCACTATCGCAGTCTCGATCGGGGCCGGATGGAGGTTCCGGAGTGGGGCGAGGGGGATGGGCCGCTCATCGTGACGTGGACGGACTTCACGCTGCAGGAACACTCGGCGCTCAGCAAGCTCTCCGGGGGCGACAATTTCCGGCTCGCCTGCCACGCGATCGAGCGCAACGCGAGAAACGATGCCGGGGAAAGGCTGTTCGCAAGCGGCGACGCGCTGAAACTGATGCGCGGCGCCGACCGCCGCGTGGTGCTTCGCATCGCGAGCGCGATGCTCGACGTTGGCACCCTCGAGGACGCGGAAAAAAACTGAAAGGCGATCCCGATCGGATGACGATCTTCGCGCTCGCGGATCGCCTGCACATGACCGTCGGCGACCTCGTGGCGAAGATGAGCGTCCGCGAGTTCACCGAGTGGCTCGCATACGCGAAGATTCGGAGAGAGCGAGATGGCGGCGGCTGATCTCCGGTTCGACATCGCGGCCGTGGACAGGACCGGCGCGGCGTTCGCGAAGCTGAATCGCGGGCTTGATGGCGCGCTCGCGGCGACGACGCGGGTGACGCGCGCGGCCCACGCCCTGTCGGCGGCGTTCGTTCCGCTGGCGGTGTTCGGCGGGGCGCTGGCCGCGTTCCGCGGGTTCAAGAATACCGTCGAGTCTCTCGCCAAGGTTGGTGATGTGGCCGACAAGGTCGGCCTCACTGTCGAGCAGTTGCAGGAACTGAGATTCGCCGGCGAGCAAACAGGCGTCGCCGCCAATCAGGTCGACATGGCGATGCAGAGGTTCTCGCGCAGGATCGCGCAGGCTGCTTCCGGAACCGGCGAACTCAAGGCGATCGTCGAAGCCAACAATCTCCAGCTTCGCAACACGGACGGGACGCTGCGGCCACTCAACGACATCTTCCGCGACTACGCGGACCTCATCCGCAACGCCGGATCGGAATCCGATCAGCTGTTGCTCGCGTTCAAGGCGTTCGATTCCGAGGGTGCCGCGTTCGTTAACGCGCTCGACAAGGGCGCGGCCGGCCTCGACGAGATGGCGGGAAAATTCCGCGACCTCGGTGGCGCGGTCGATCGCGAGGGGATCGACCGGGTGCACAGGTTCGGCGATGCCTGGCAGCGGGTGACGACGTTCATCGAACGTACCTTCCAGGATCTGGTCATCTTCGTGGTCGAGGGCTGGGACATGATCGCCAACGCGATCGAACGGGCGGCCCATGCGATCGGCCAGACGATCGCCAGCCTGCTCAACAGCGGACCGATGCAGCGGTTCCTGTCGCTGTTCGGGGCGGAGGGCAAATTCGTCACGCCGCCGCTGGAACTCAGGATCACCAAGCCACCCGAGCTCGATCTGCCACGGGTGCCAACGATCATTCCGCAGGCCAGCGAGCAAGCCAAAAAAATCGACGAACTGAAAGGCAAGACCGACGAGCTTGCCCGATCCGCCGATAGCTACGCGACCACGTTCGCGAGAGGCCTTTCCGATCTCATCGTTCGCGGCCACAGCTTCGCCGACGTGCTGGGACGGATCGGCGAGCAGTTCGCCGACCAGGCCATCCAGGCGGCGATCAGCGGACTGTTCCAGCCGCAGGGCGGGGCCGAAGGCGGCGTTTTCGCGCAGCTCGGGAGCCTGTTCGCGGGGTTCTTCGCCGATGGCGGGCGGATCGGGTCCGGGCGGATCGGGATGGTCGGCGAGCGCGGGCCCGAACTCGTGGCCGGCCCGGCGACGGTGACGCCGATGGCGGGCGGGGCGGGACTGGTCTACGCGCCGACGATCACCGCCGGGATGACGGCGATGGACCGCGCGTGGCTGCGCGGCGAACTGGTCCGGAGCCAGGCCGAGGCGGTCCGGATGATGGAGCGGCGCCAGGGCGAGAGGTTGCGCGGCCGGTCGGACGCGATCTGGCCATGAGCGTGATCACGCTGCCCGAGGACATCGTCCGGGTCGCCGAGCGCTCGTTCCGGCTCGCCGCGACCAATCTCAGCTCGCAGGGTCTGTTCGGCGGTCAGGTCCTCACCTATGGCCCGGTCGCGCAACGCTGGGTCGCGAGTCTGGAATTCGCGCCGATGCGGCGAGATCGATGGCAGGCATGGGACGGCATCCTCGCCGGCCTCGGCGGCCAGACGGGTCTCGTCAGGGCGGGCGATCCGGCGCGGCGGCGGCCGTATTACGACAGCCTCGCCACGGTCGGCGGCGCGAACTGGGACGACGGAACCGGCTGGGACGACGGCACCTCGTGGTCGGAGGGCCTGCTGCCGCCGACGGTCGCGGTCGGCGCCGCCGCGGCCCGCGGCGCGACGTTCATCCAGCTCGCGTTTCCGGCCGGGTTCGAGTCCCTCGCGGCGGTGCTGAGGCCGGGCGACCTGATCGAGATTCGCCCCGGCGGGCTGCCGGCCCAGCACGGCCATCTCTACATCGCGACCGGAACCACCGGCACCAACGCCGCCGGCGGCGCCGGGGTCGCGATCTCGCCGCCGGTGCGCGCCGGCATCGCCGCCGGCGACACGGCGGCGCTGCGCGATCCGACGACCGTATTCCGGCTCGCGTCCGACGACGCTGGCGAGATCAGCGTCGATTCGGCGCTGATCGGCCGGCTCGGGCTCGCGCTGATCGAGGTGCTGCCGCGATGATCCTGACCACGGTCGGGCTCGCCCAGTCGATCAGGCGCGGCTGGCCGATCGCGCTCCTCGCCCATGTGGATCATCCCGACGGGGCGGTGGCGGTGTGGTCGGGGATCGGCGACCTCGATCACGAGGGCACGATCTACGAGGGCGTCGGCCGGCTCGGCGGGATTTCCGGGGTCGGCGGATCGCTGAGGCTGGCGGTGCGCGAGATCGCGTTCGATCTCGCCGGGGTGCCGCCGGAGGCGACCGAGAGCCTCAACGCGCGGGTGCGCGGGCGCGAGGCGCGGGCCTGGATCGCCGGGCTGACCGCGGACGGGGCGCGGGTCAACGGGGCGGCGTGGCCGATCGTCGCCGGGATCTGCGACACCCAGACGCTCGAGGCGGGCGAGGACGGAACCGCGCGGCTCAGGCTCAGGATCACCGAGCCGGTGTTCGCGATCGAGCGGGC